CACGCCCTGCGACGCACCCAGTAGCGACGAGCGGACAACCTCCTCCCACGCAGACCAGTTTCCGCCCACCAGAGAGCGGAAATACTGGCGGTTTGAATTGCTGGCGATGTACACCTGATTCGCGCCAGTAGCCGCAGTGCCACCCGGGTAGCCCGCCGAGTAGACCAGCAGGACGCCCGACTGACCAATCGGGAAGTTGGTTCCGCCCTGCGCTACGCTGGAAGCCGTGACGACCCATATTCCGCGCTGCGTGTAGGTGTTTAGATCCTGGGCGGCCTCCATGGACCCAACGTAGGGCAGCACGTTGCCAGTGGTGGCCACCTCCATCCAGGGCGACCACGTTGTATTGATTGCGAAGCGCCAATACCGGCGCGGTCCGCTGGTTGCCGCTACTGGTCCAGTGGAGGCCACGGTGTAACGCTGAATTGTCTGCCCAGCAACGCCTGTTCCGACCACCTCCAACAACCCACCAATCTGGACCGGGTAGTTATTGCCAGCGGTGGCTCCAGCCGTTGATGCTTGGCGATAGGCCCCGGGCAGCTGGTAGCTATTGAGATCATGAGCGGTAGTGGGCAGCGTCTGCGCCGCAGGAGCCTGCCCCGGGAGGAGCCTGCCGTCCGGGCCCAGCGTGGCGAAGCCATTGGCCGCGCCCAGCGCGTTGGCGATGCGGTCCATGTTCTGGTTGTGCTTCAGGAACGCATCACGGGCCGGATCTCCGGTCCCATCATTCGGCGCTGCGCCGATATTGATTTTCACAAGCGGATCCACAATTCCCTCTACGGTTTGAATACTTGCTGGAAGGTGGCGGAAACCGTGTAAACGTCTCCGCCGATGTGGGCCAGGTTGAAGCTCGGCGCCTCATACAGCCCCTCTTCGCCAAGCGGCGGCGTCCAATAGAACGACCTGATTCCAGCGTGCCTGCGTAGGAAGGTGGCTATGGCTTGCATTTCCTGCTTGCCGCCCGCGAAAGTGAGCGGCCAGGACTGGACCTCCGTGTTGATGCCGTCACCGGCCACCTGCCGGTATCCGTCTCCGAACTGCGCGGTCAAGCGACGAAACGAGACCGTCCCGTTGGGCTCGCCCGTGGCCCGCCAGGTAAATCGTTCAGCCATCAGCCTCTCCCATTCCGCGCGCTCCAAGCGGCCCCGCCCTGACGATGCGAACGGTCAACAACTCGCTGGGCGACCACTTCCATCTGCTTGAGCATTTCCCGGCCCATGGCTTCGTCCTCGCCCGAGACGCGCGATTCGCGCCCGCCGTCGTTAAAGATCACCTGGTTGGTGATCTGGTAATTGTCCCCGGGTCCACCAGAGCCGCCAGTCGCGCTGTTCTTCAGAGGCGTGACGTAGCCGCCGTTCTCACCGCTCATCAGGTACGTTTGGCCTCCTTCGGTGTACAACTCGGGACCCAACTCCCTGACGCGGTAGAGCGAATTTGCTGCCGTTGGACCGCCAGAAGCGCGACCACCAGCCAGGTTCCAGCCCGTCATGCCGTCTGTGTTGCCCACAGCCGCCATTCCGGTGCCCTGGTAGCTTGCCCCGGCCGATATGCCGCTGGTCGCCGCTCCTGCAAGCAATCCAGCGAAGTTGCCTACCATCCCGACGATCGCCTGGCGCGTCGCAATCCTGGCCAAGTCGGCAATTACGGAAGTGGCGAAGTCCTTGAACGATAGCTTCCCAGTCGTCACGAAACGGACGATTGCGTCCTCCATGCCTTGGAAAGCGTTGGAGAACAACGCTTTCGTCTGCGCAGCCACGTTGGCCGCCGAATCTTGGTAATTCTCGAGAGCGGAGGTGGCCCCGTTCTTCCAACTGCCCTGCGCTTCGCGCACCTGGTCGAAATACTGCTGCTGCATCGACAGGCGAAGATTCAGGTGTTCCTGCAGGAGTGCGGTCTGGCTCTGGTAGGTCTCCTGCGTGATCTGACCCGACGCCATCGAGCGGTCAAACTGCGCCTGCTGACGCTGATAGTCCCGCAAGATCGCCTGACGCGCGCGAAGCTCCTCCTGCGCGCGGTCACCCAGCCCCACGCCGGCCACCTGGTCGGCATACTGCTGCTGCTCCAGATCCCGACTCGAGGCCAAACTCGCGCGGAGAGCTTCGACCTTGGCAGTTTCCTGTTTGGTCCGCAGCTCCTTTTCAGCCGCCACGTTCAGATCAAGCTGACGGCGCAGCAGGTCTTGCTGGGCGAGCAGGCTCTTTTGATCCGCCGTCAGGACCTTCTTTTCCTTCAGGTCTGCGATCTGCTGTTCGAACTCGGCCCGCTTCTGGCCCCACGTGGCCAGCTTGCTTTCGCTGCCGATCTGAGCCTGAAGAGAAGCACCAGCCTCGCGATACTGCTGAAGGAGCTTCGCCGCGGCGTCTTCCGTGTACGCCTTGACCGCAGGATCCTTGTACTTGTCGTTGATCTGGTCGATCAGCTTCTTTTGCGTCTCAAGGGTTGCCCCAGTGATCTCGGCGTCCTTCTTGACCTGGGCGATTTCGCGCTCGCGCTTCTGCCGGTTTGTCTCGGTCTCTTTGGCGAGAGCGGACAGTCGGGCCGCGGCGGCGATCTTCTCGGCCTCCTGGCGCTTCTGAAGGCCCATGATCGCCGCTTCATCGGCTTGCTGCTGAAGCATTGCTGCTTCAGCAGTCAGGCGGCGGCTCTCCTGCTCCAGCGGCCGAGCGCGCCGGCGCGCACCGCGACCGCCGTCTCCGAAGAACGCCTGAGATTCGTCCGTCTGCGGAGTCGCGTTAGCGCGCATCTGGACCAGCTCGGCGTTGACGGCGCGCAGCTTATTGGTGAGATCGTCAAAGCTCGGAGCGCGCCCCAGGCTCTTCATTGCCTCCCAGGCGTTGCTGGCGCCCTGCTTGACCGCATCCCACGCCGTCTCCAGCGCCCCCAGGTTTTCCCGCACTTCCGCAGCTTGCTGCTTCACGGCGTCCGCATAGGTGCGCTGCGCCAGCGCCGCCGCTTCCTGGCTGCGCCCCTGCCGCTCCAGGTTTGCGATCTGCTGATAGATCTCCAGCGTCAGGAAGTGCTGCTGTTCGTTCAGTGCGGCGATTGCCTCGGCCGGCTTGCCGCGCAGCGTTTCGAACTCCTGCACCGTGTCGGCAATGGCCTTTCCGGTGGCGCGGTTCGCCGCAACCGCCGCTTCTCCAACCACCGCGAAGTTCTGCCCGGCAATCTTGCCCGAAGCCGCGATCTGGTTGAGCGCATCAACGGCCTTCCCGCGAGACCCCGCCACGTCCGCGATGCGCGTGGCCAGGTTGGACATACCTGCGGCAGTCTGCCCGGCTGCGTTGCCGCTCAGAATCAGCGTCTTGGTGAACTCCGGCAGCTCGCCCTTGCTCGACATGAGCGCAGTTGAGAAGACGGCGACCGCAGCTGCGGCCACCGTCCAGGGATTCACCAATCCCAGGATAGTGCTGCCGAGAGCCCGCGCCGCTGGCACGATGCCGCCAAACATGTCCTTCAACTGTCCGCCCTGCTGCAGCAGCACGGTCAGCGGTTGCTGCCCGCCCTGCAGCGACACCACGATGTCGGTGATCTGTGCCGGGACGCCGCGAAGCGCTGCGGCCTGCTGTGCGGCGCTCACCCCGTACTGATTCAACTGCTTCGTGGCGCCGACTGCGGCGGTTCCCGTCGCCGACAGCTTGGTCTTGAGCTCGTCCAAGATCGAAGTCGGCACACCTCGCAGAGCGGCGTTGTAAAGGATCTGCTCCTTTCGCGTCATGCCGATGGTGTTGGCCTGGTTCACCAGCGCATCAACACGGCGGCGCTCCGCAGCAGCCAGCTTCGTGTAGTCGGCTTGCGCGGCCTGCGACATGTCGCTGGTGCCGCGCTTGGCCGAAGCGATGGCGGCGTCAAATTGCGCCGTGTCGACGACGATGTCTAGCCGCGCGGTGCCAATGCTTTCCTGTGCCATGTTCAACTCTTATGGAAGATTTCCAGGGCCGCCCGCTCGATGATCCGGAGAACGTCCATGATTTCCTGCTGCTCCGCCCTGGGAAGCTCCTGACGGTCCAGGTCGTGATACAGGACCCCGTAGTCCAGCCCTATCGGACCTCCCGCTCCCACACGCCACTGCGTGTAATTGCGCGTGAACAGGTTGAACGCCGGCACGTGGTCCGGCCAGAGTTCGGCGCAAGGCCGGGGAAAGTCGCTGAGCTTTAACCCGGCCATCGCTAACGTTGCGGCTGATGGCGGCTCCCAAAGGAAAGCCGCCACAGCCTCGGTCAGTTTTTTCTGCGTTCGACTCGGATGGCGTCATTGAAGGCGCTCGCGATCGCCAAATCGGCGCCGGGCTGATGCTCGCAGAGCAAGTCGATCGACTCCTTGCTCACCGGCATGTCCGCGTCCCACTTTTCGATCAGCAGGAGCAACAGGTCGGCGGTCGTGATTTCACCGGCAGCCAACTGCTTCATCAGCGCGTCGTACTCTTTGCCGGTCTTGTGGCGGTACGTGACGTTCAGTTGCTGCTCGCGCCCCTGGCCGACGATGGTGATGCTGGCGTCGATGGTCGGGTTGGACTTGATCTTGAACGTCATTGCGCTGCCTCGTAGCGGATGGGATCGGCGATGAGAGAGAAAACCGCCGTGTTCTGAAGGTTCTCGTTCACTTGGCCGACGGGGACCTTGTTGAACGAGGGATAGGCGTAGTAGAAGAGCGTCGAGCCGTTGGGCAGCACGCCGCGCACGACGACGGGCTCGCGCAGGCGGTCAGCCTCGATCAGCGCCGCATACCAAGGCTTGTCCGGGTCGTAGTCCAGCGAGACCGTCATGGTCATCGCGTTCTTGAAGGTCGGCTTCTGGCGCTGGCGGCTGGTCGGATCTTCGACGTACTGATAGTTGAAGAACTGCTGATCGCCACCGGCCATCACCACGTCGCGCACCTGATCCAGATCTACCCAGGAACTGACTTCCTGATAGGAGCCAGCGCCCCCGCCTGCCGGGAACAGGGCGGTGCTCGTGGTGTCCACGCCTTCCAGCTCGAAGCTGTCGGTGTCTGCATTGGCGCTGCGCGCCACGGTCTCGCTCAGATTGGTCCACGCCGATTTCAGAACCAGGATGGAGCCGTCTTCCGGCGGGGCAACCGCGGAGGCGACAGCCGGATTCGCGTTGGAGATGGCCGAGATGGCGGCGGCCGCGGCGAGCGCCGTCGAGATGGAATACCGCGTGCCGTTGATGAAGATGGAAGACATTTGTGTTCCTCAAATGAGAAAACCCGGCGCGCGGCCGGGTTCGATGTAGAAGCGGGGGGGGGAAAGATCAGGAGGGAAGGAACCAGATACCGAAGTCCTGGCGGGTGCCGTATTTCTTGATCGCCTCTTCGTAGAGGCTGGCGGGCGAGCCATACGGCTCAACAACAGGAAAGTCGCTTTCGCACAACGCTGTGCCGATCTGGTCAGCAATGTCGCTTGCCTGCGCCCGCGTGGCTGCCCACACGAACACCTGCACGCGCTGATGCCGCTTCTCGCGGCGTTTGCGCTCCACGTACCATTGTTCTTGCCCGCCAGCGCCTTGGTAAACGATCAACGGAAACACAGGCTTGTCCGGGGTGACATCTGGATAGGCACGCCCGCCGACCAACGCCCCCAGCACTGCGAGCAATTGGGCTTCAAGTGACATCTCGAACCTCCTGTCCTGCCAGAAGCTCCGGCAGCCGTTGCCGCCCGCGCTGAATCATTACTACCTGCGCACGTGCTGACGCGGCCTCATACGCCGGCCGCAGGAACGGATAGGCAGGCACCCACTTGGGCGTTGCAAGCTTGCGGCGCTTGTCGGTCACATAGGTTCCGTCGGCCCTCTTGATCACCGGATAGATCTGCCAGTGCCCGAACTCCACCAGGTGGCCGTGAGGCGCCTTACGCTTATTCCAGGTGACGGCGTACTGGACTTCTTGATCCGACGAGTACCGTTCCCGGAAAGCAAGGTAGATGGCAGCGCCCAAAACGCCGTTGTGCGTATTCACCCGCGCCTTGGCCTCATCCCGCAGCACCTCGCCGCCCGCAACGGCCATGGAGCGCGCCAGGCTGACCCGTGCGGGCCCCAGCAGCCGATCCAAGCCCGCCGCCCAGCCGGATGTGTCGAAACTTGCCTGAATCCCCTTAGCCATCGCTGCCCCCCTGCTCGCAGATCAAGTCCGTCCACTGCCGTCGCGCAAGGTCCATCCGCACATTCTTTATGTCGAAGGGTTCGCCAACCGGCTGCCCGTCGTACAGCTCCAAGACGCGCATCCCCTGGTCGATCCCGCGGCGGAACCGGATCCGGAAACTGTATGCGTTGATGGACGCGCCAATGTTTTCCTGATTGCGGGTAATGGCGCCCATACCGGTCTGACCGCGAGGATCTGCCGGTACTGTTGCAACTTCCACCCAGGGACCATTCGGCTGCCCCGCGTCGTCTTGCCCATCTTCCCGTCGTTCGATCCGAATTCTGGTGCGCAGCGTCCCGGCCCTCATGGCATCATCTCCCGCCTGTCAGCGCGCAGGAGTTCCGGCACCCCTTGGGGAAGCCGAGCCGCGCTTACACCGACAACCACCTCCTCGCGGTTGGCATACAGATTGCCGAGCGTCAGCCGCACCGCGGCCCTGACACGAGGTGTCGCCACCATGCCGAACAGCACACGCTGAAAGCCGATCTTCGCTTCCTTCAACCGCTCCGTCGCAAGTGCGGTTGCCATTTGGCGCGCAGCCGGGTTGACAAGATCCGCCGCGGCGGCCATGGCTGCCTCATATGCGTCCTGCGCATCGCCGGCAGCCTGCGGCAGCGCGTCCTGCGCGGCGATGAGGTCGGTTTGCGCCGCAAAGAATGCGCGATTGAGATGGCCTGCCACTGCGCTTTCGGCAGCGGCAAGCAGGTCGGCCAGCATTGACGCATCCGCCGGATCAGCGTTGCAATGAGCAATGCACTCTTCAGGCGTCAGCAGCGGCATGATCAGTCCTTCTGCCGGTCGGCCAGGGCTGCGCGGAGTTTTTCGACGCCCCAGCGCTTGTCATACTTAATCTGCGCCGCGTCCAGCTGCGCCATCAGGTCATTCTTCTCGTCCGAATCGTCCGCGCTTCCCTCCAGCGCTCCCAAATTGCGCGCGCCGGCCTCGAGTTCGGGAGGGCAGTCCTGACCGGCCGCAAATTCAACCGGGTAGATAGCACCCTTCGGAACACCCCGGAACGCCTTGATCAGCTTCGCCATATCACTCTCCTGAAATGGGGAAGGACGCCGGCCGGCGCCTTCCCGCGATGTTTAGGCCGCAGCGATCGTCATCGCGCGCATCGGCTCGGGGTTATGCACGCCGCCCCCGACGCGCTTGGTCGTATAGAACAGCACGAAGGGCTTGTTCGTGTACGGGTCCCGCAGCACTCGCACGCCCACGCGGTCGAAGATGGTGTAGGTGCGCTTGAAGTCGCCGAACAGCACCGGCGTGGCGCCCGCCACCGCGTCCGGCATGTCGGGCACTTCCGTAAGCGGGAAACCGCCCACAGTGGCCGGCTGACCAGCGACGAAGGACGGTTGCCACAGGTAGTTGCCTTGACCATCCTTCAGCTTGCGGACCTGGCCCTGGGTCTTGCGGTTCATGGCGAAGCGCGCGTTGCCCGTGAATGCCGAAGGCAGGTCGTAGATGAGATCAATGATGCCGTCCGACGTGATGGCCGCCGCTGCGCCGCTGTTCACCACCTTGATCGCGCCGAACGGATGCTTGGCCGCATTGGCGCCGCCTTCGACATACGTCAGGATCCCGAAGGGCTTGTTCGTGCCGTTTCCCGACACGTAAGCCAGGCCCTCCTGCTTGGAAAACTCGGTTTCCACTTCCCCGCCCAGCCAGCTTTCCAGGTTGATCGCCGCATCATCGAGCAACTGCTGCGTTGCTGCGGGGTTTGCGTAGAGTTCACCCCAGCCGAAGCCCAACGAAGCAAAGCCCGCGGTGTTCGTCTGTGGCCGGGGATCCGTCTCGCCGACCCAACCCGAAGCCGTACCGCCCAGGTTGTAGAGCTTGGTCAGGCCCGCGCCCGACACGGGCTGCACCGTCGCCAACTGGCGCATCGGCGACACCAGCACCAGTTTGTCGGTGATGGTGCGATCCCACTCCACAGGGGCCAGATAACCGCCCTCATCCGCGGCGCCCTTGTTCAGCGCGGCCTGCACGTCGCCCTTTTTGAAGTGCGCGTTGAAGGCGTCGCTGTATTCGGAGTCCTTCAGGCGCTGGCCGGTGCCGTCGCCCATCTGCGCCGACGCAATCTTCATGTTGGCGTCGTCGATGGCCGATTGAAGTCGGGAGATGTCGGCGTTGATCTTTTCGACCTTGAAGGCCTGAAGCGCATCATGCGTGCCCTTCTTGACTTCGTCCAGCTGCTTGGAGTGTTCGTCCTTGAACGTGGCGAATGCCTGGTTCAGCTGTTCGATGAGGGCCTTCACCTCTCCCGGGCTACCAGCGTCAGCGCGTACGGAAACCAGCCCGCGGGGTACGCGGGCAGTCGATTGTTGCTTCATGTTTAACCTCGCAGGGTTGAAAGTGTGGTTTGCAGCAGGGCTGCTACGTCGTCACCAGCGCACGGCGTGGTGGTTGTGGCAGCGCTCGGCTTGCCGGAAAAAAGTGCCTTGAAGGTGTCGCGGCGAGAGGAGCGGCTATATCCGGCGCGAGCCATAGCCGCTTCCACCTGGGCCAGGGCCCGACGTTCCCCGCTCGATTGCGGCTGCTCGGTGACTGCGGAGCCGTCCAGCAGGCCGGTGGCGAAACCATCCTCGACCGCCTGATCTGCGCCGATCCAGGTTTCCTTATCCATGAGGGCTGCGGCCTGTTTCGGCGTCAAGCCCGTTCGAGCTGCATAAACCTGTGCCATCGCTTCATCGAACGGCTCCAGCTTCGCGGCTGCGTCGATCAGGTCGTGTCGGTTCCCTATGGCAACAGCCCAGGCGTTGTGGATCATCAGGAACGATCCCTGCCCCATCAAGATCTCATCGCCCGCCATCGCAATCACGGACGCTGCCGACGCCGCCAGTCCCAATACCTTGATGGTCACCTTGGCCTTGTGCTCGCGCAGCGCGTTGTAGATCGCGACCCCTTCGAAGAAATTGCCGCCGGGTGAATTGACGTTCACCGTCACGTCGCGGGCGCCAACGGAACGCAGCGCGGCCTGAATACGCTTGACCGTTACGCCGCTACCATCCCAGGTTTCCCCGATGGCGTCGTAGATGGAAATGGTGGCGTCTTCGTCCACGCCAGCGGCGCACACTTGGGGCGCCCACCGCTCCAGCGCGTCCGGGCGCAGATCGAAGTCGGCGGCACCCAGACGGGCGTCCGCCTTGATCTCAGGCAGTTGCAGCAGGCTCATTGGATTTTCCTTTCTGGGTAATGGGATCGCGTAGCTTGTTTGCCTGCGGGTCATCGCTCGCCGGTAGGTCTGACAGATCGCGGATCTCGTTCTGCCACATCCACGGAGCATGACCGCCGGCGCCGGATGCTTTGGCGAAGTAGTCCGCCTGGTCCTTCAACGTGCCGCGCATCAGAGCCCGCTCATTGAACTTGTAAGCCAGCAGTTCCAGTTCCTCGTCAGTCAGAAAGGTTCGCATCGCCGCCTGTTCCCACGCCGTGAACCAGAACTGCAGCCCGTACTGCACGAAGAAGATTCCCAACTGCTCGATGCCAGACCCCCAACTGGTGTCGTCCATCATCAAGAGCGGCCGCGGCACGCCGAAGGCGCGCGCTACCTCTTCAATCTGGGCGTTGCGGTTCTCGATGTGCTGCGCTTCGGCTGCGGTCACCTTGAACTTGTTTGCCTTGGCGCCTTCCTCCAACAGCATCCAGCGCTCAGCGTTCTCAGCGCCCGCAAAATCCGTGTCCAGGGAATTGCGCATCCGCCCGTAGGCCGTGTCCGATAGCGCCTTGGGCACCTCCACGGCGCCGCCCGCCAGGTTGCCCGTCCGAAATACGCGGCCAGCGGCGCGCTCGGCGTCGCGCGCCAGTGCGATGGCGTCACGCGCGAGCTTCATGCGACCCAGCCCTTCCACCCCGTCAATGGTGATATCCCGCAGGTGGAACACTTCCTTCTGGGATAGCTTTACCTGCTGGCCATCTGGCCGGGTGTACGTGTAACGCATCTCCCAGCCCACCAGGTCGGCCTTGACGGACCCGAGCGCCATCGGCACCAACGCGATGGGCCGGCCAGCCGACCAGATAACCCTGGCGTAGGCGTTACCCTGCTGCAAGACATGCAGCTGCATCATGCTCTTGAACTCGAAGGGAGTTTGCCACCCGTTCGGCTTCAGCTTCATCAGCCGATACCCTGGGTGGCCCTTCGCTGCTGCCTTGGATGCGTCGTTTCGAATCAGGTTGAGCGGCAGCATGCCAAGCGAGGTGACGATCAGGGAAACGCAGCGCAGAGCAGCCATGTTCCGCAGCGATTCCACCCGGCTGCTGTAATCTCCGGTGCGTATGTATTCAAGCAGCGCTGGATCGTCCAGGCCTCTGAAAGCCTGCCCCCGGGGCTGCAACGAAGCCTGCGCACTTTCGAGCGCAATGGTGGGCTCAAGCCGCGGGCCGGCATCAGACGCTGACCCGTCGGCCGCGCCGCCCAGAATGCGGTCCAGTAGTTTCATGGGTTCTCTCAGATAAATCGAATCCCTCGGGACTCGTATACCGACCGGCCGGAGGCCTCGGGATTAAGGACCATCAATTGCGCTGCGTCGAATGTCGCCATCAAGGGATCGATCTTGGCGGTGCCGCTCGCCTGCTTGGTGATCAAGATGCCGTTGGCGCGCAGCTCGATACGAGCATTGCCCACGGCCCAAGCCATCAGAGCCTGATCGCCATGTACGAATGTGCCTTCGGCAAGCTTGCGCTCGACCGTTTTGATGATGCCGCCCAGCTTCCAGCCCTGAGACACCCCGACGATCAGTTCCTCGGGGATTTCAGCCTCCACCAGCGCGTCATTGAAGGTCACACCGTTCTGGTCAGCGCCGATGCCACATTTCTCGGGGAATAGGCCCGCGTCATACACCTGGCGGATCAGGCCCGCCAGTTCCGCGGTGTCATCTCCTATTTGCTTGACGATGACCAACTCGCCTGCCTGTTCGAAATCGCGCAAACGAGGCTCGATCTCTTTGCGGCGCTCCAATACCGACGGGTGAGCCCAGGCACGCGCCCAATGCAGCCAGTTTCCCGTTCCACGCTCGCGCCCTAGAAATGCCAGGCCCAGCAAGTCATCCAGGCCGCCGCCGTCGATACCGGCCGTGACTACTTCGGAACGCTCCATCAACGCGCGAAGCGTCAGTACCCGCTTCCCCCGCTTTAACCAGTGATCAGCACCCGCCCAACGGTCAGAACGCAGGTTCAACCCGATTTCGACATTCAGGTGCTTGGCCAGGAACTGTTGGAATGCTCCGTCCGTTCTGGCCTGCAACAGCTTGAGCTGATCTCCCAACCATTCGGCGCTGACTGAGCGGCCGAGGTTCGGATTGGTGATGTAGAAGTTCGCTGGGTCGAGATAGGCCTTTGCCTCGACCATTTCTTCCGGAAACTCGTACAGGATGCCCAGCGTCTTCAGATCAACCACCCGCCCGTCTCGCACGTCGCGCCAGTAGGCGAGCTTTTCTTTGAAGACACCCGCCGGCGGCTCATCGCTTTGCGTCGTCAGGTAGATAACCCAACCTTCATCCCGCGATATCTGGCCTCCCAGCGCCTCAAGGAACATCGCCACCGCGTTAGCGCGCTTGCCGAATAGCCACAATTCATCGACCAAGATGCGGCCGGACTTCTTGCCCGATACCGTATCGGTGTCGGCGGCCACCACCTTGAGGCTATTGCGCGTAGTCCGGTGAGTGATGGTGCGGATGTGGTCCTGGACGTGGAACATGTCGGACAGTTCCTCGTCCGCCCGAATCATCGCGGCTGCTGGCTTGAAGCTGTTGTCTGCGACTTCCTTGGTCGGGGCCAGGATCAAGTGTTCCTCTTCCTGGCGCCAGCAGATGATTACCGCCGTCAGCATGATGCCGGCGGCAATAGTCGATTTCGTGTTCTTCTTGCTGATCAACAGGCCATATTCCCGGATCCGTTGCTTGCCGGTGGCGGCGTCATATCCGCCGAAGATCGCGCGCACAAAGTCGAATACCCATTCTTCGGAGCACTCCCCGAAGGTCTGGTGTCGGTACGTCCCGATGGCCTCGTCGTAGACCTGCGCCAGATCTACGACCTTGAGCTGCTTGAAGATGCCCAGCGCATATTCGGCCTGGTCGGGGTAGATCGGCGGCGGAATGATCGACTGTCGCGTGCGCAGGCGTTCCGCCCAATCAGGGCACGCGGTTGTCCAGGCCATGGTTACCCCTTTCCGACAACGCGTAGATGCGTGGGAGGCGGTGGCGGCGCGAATCGCCCACCGGTAGCAGCCTTGTTTGCCGCCTCCTGCTTCGCGCCCTTCTTGCCCTGCTCCGCAATTTTCCCGTGCGTGAACGGCATGAGCGCTTTGGCGGCCTCCAGCCGAAGTTTCGGCTCTTCCCCCGCGTCGTTCATGATCGCCTCGAGAACAGCCCGCGGATCCGAGGTAAGCCCGAGAGCTTTCAGGCCGATTCCGTCCATGAGATCAGTGTCGGCGGCTGTGTCTTGCGGTCCGCTTGCCGGTGAATCCGACTCCTTGGGATTCGGTGATTCGGCCTCTTTGTTAATCCGATTTTTGTTAACTGATTTGTTAACCTCGGCAATCCGCCCCACGGCGGCCAGAACATGCTTGTCACGCATCAGTCGGGCGGCTGCTTGGGCCGCCCCGTTTTCGCTGTAACCCGCATGGATAGCGGCTTTCGCACCGGATAGACCCGACAGCAGCGCATCGACGAATCGGCGCTTTTTGTCGGTTAATGCCATAGGTTTTGGTTAACAAAATTGGGTTAACAATTTTCCGAAATGGGGAAATTTTCTGTGCGTGAGGGAACAGGTGGTTTCCAGTGTCGAACCTCCCTAGACTTTCGACCCGCCCCCCCTGCCTGCCGCCCGACCGCCGGGCGCGGCCCCTCTGCCGATGCCTCAGGGAGCCGCACAGAGGCCCTACAGGACGCGACCTTGGACCGGGCGGGCCTGGGGACCCGACCTCGATGCAGAAGCGCCCTAGGGCTTCCTGCTGGCGTGGACGGACAGGCCGCGCCTGATCCACCGTTCCATCTTGGTCATGTCCGGCGCTGCGCCCGTCAGGCGTGCGGCGATGGCGACGCCGACCAAGTACCAGCGCACCCACCACGCGACGCGAAGGGAAAGCTTGACCGTGATCTGTGCCATTACGTGCGGCTCCTGTACCCCATGTCCTGGCGCGTCTTGGAGTCGTGGCATCCGACCTTGCGACCGTGCGCATCTCGCGAGACGCACAGCACCTGCGAGTTCTCGTCGGTGTCAGCTCCACCATCGTTCAGGCTGACCTTGTGGTCCAGCTCGAACCCGTATGGGTACACGGTCAGCGCGCCGCAGTGGGCGCAATGCGGGTCAGCAGACCAGACACGCAACCGGCGGTCTTGCAGCTTGCGGCCCGTCATGCGCTTTGCGCTGGGCGTCGGCGCTGTGGCCAACCTGGAACCGGCCATTGCTAGGCGCGGCTTGAGTGTCGTGAGCTTCATGCCGATTCCCTATGTGATCTTGCCGGGTGCTATCTACTGCACACCGCCCGGCGGCGATGCCCCTATCCCCGCACGCCATGCCCAGCGCACGGACCCTCGATAGCGAGAGGGAGCAGAGTTAAAACGTATGCACAAAAAGTCCTTGCGCGTGGGTTTTAATGTACATACAATAACTAAATGGACATCACATTCGACCCCGCCAAAGACCTGAGCAACCAGCGCAAGCATGGCGTTTCGCTGGCCGAAGCCGAAGAGTTCGAATGGGATGACGCCCTGGTGCGTGAAGACATGCGCCGCGAGTACGGCGAACGCCGCATGATCGCCCTGGGCTATATCGATGTGCGCCTGTACTGCGTCGTGTACGTGGACCGCAACGACGAACGGCGCATCATCAGCCTGCGTAAGGCAAATTCGAGAGAGGTGAATCTTTATGCCGAAGCTTAAGCCGGGGACGGTGGTCCCCACCCGCGAAGAAGATGAGGCCATCAACCGCGGCATCTCCGCCGATCCGGACACCTATGAACTCGGCGCGGCCGATCTGAAGCAAATGAAGAAGATCGGCCGCCCGAAGGCGGAAATCACGAAGGAACGCATCACCATTCGGCTATCGCCCGACGTGCTGGAGCGGTTTCGCTCGACAGGCGCTGGCTGGCAGACACGTGTAGACGCAGCACTTCGGGACTGGCTGAAGACTCATGCCCCTCGATGATTGCTGCGGCGGCTGGAATTGAACCAGCGTCCTCATCGTGTGCTTCGTTCTCATTTAACTCTGCACACCAAGCGCTCTACCCCTGAGCTACGCCACAAACTGGAGCGGACAGAGGGAATCGAACCCTCGCTGCGCGGCTTGGAAGGCCGGCGGCTCGCCGTGAGCCTGCCCGCAAAAGCAAAAAAAGCCCTAACCTGCTTACGGTCAGGGCATGAAACCCCCGGGCGAGGGTCGTGTTTAGAGCATCTTCTCGCACGCCTGGGCGCATTCGCGGCAGATACTTGCGCATGCTTCCATTCCTTCAATCTGGTCGCAGCTCGCCGCGCAGTCATTGCATATTGAAGCGCACGCCCGGCACACATCTTGATGATTGTCTGCACCGATCAGCATCATATGTGCTGAAGTGCGACATATTTCGGCGCACGTCAGCATATGGCGAAAATGGATAGGTTCCACATGTTCGCCGCCGGCTTCCAAGCAATGCCCCATCGCTTCCTGAAGGCATGTTCGGTAGCACTCGAGGCAGGCGTCTATACACCCCTTCATGTCTGCATTCATGGCGTTCATCGGTATTCCTCCTTGTGTTGGCCCGCAGTGGGCAATACACGGCCAGCAAACACCATTCCTGACGACAACGGGATTCCGCAATCCAACCCCAAAAATGCGAAACCCGCCAGCTTTCGCGTGGCGGGTTCTTTTGAACGGACTAATACACCGTATCTGTTAGGGCCGTATATTGGGGGAGAAAATCCTATTCGTCAATTTTTTTCGGACTCGTCGGTCTCCGCGATCCATTTGCACGCCTTCAGCCTGGCGGTCAGCGCACCGTATGCTTGCTGATGGAGACCCAGCGCGTCATCCTTGTTTTTCTTGTCTGCCATGCCGAACAGCCAGCGCTTCAGCTTCGCATGATGCGCGCCCACCGTGTTTTCGTCCACTTCGTACCGCTCGGCGAGCGAAGCTAGGGTCACCTTCGCCCCGAATAGCCGTTGGATCAGCGCCGACCGCAGACGGCCATTGGACACGCAGCCAGGCAGCGCCCCCGACGCCGCCGCCGTTGTCAGCACGCTCATTGCATCCTGCCATTCCGGATTGGTCTTCCAGCCCGAGCAGCACGCAATGCCGCAAGCGCAAGGGATTTGCGATGGCGCGGCGTGTGCCACCAGCACGGCTTGCTCGATGGGCTTGAGCCTCGCCAACTCCGCCCGGATCATGCCGGCCTGCCCCGCCCCATCCAGGCCCGACAAGCCTTTGCCGCCCTCTGGGGCCATGACTGCCGTCAGTTCACCCGAGGCAACCTTGTTCATGAGCGGCCTGTCGTACTGCTGCATCGAATAGTTCAGCGCGAACGTAAGCGCCGCGTAGGCGCTGGAAAAGAGCGGCACCGCCTTTGCCGCCACGGTCGGCACTGAGGGCAGGCGCGAAATAGTCATCGTCGTCATTAAATAATCCCCGGGGAATAAGTCACTTTCGCGGGCAGCATTTCCCGCATCCATTGCATTGCTGCTTCCCACCCGAGCGTCACGGTGTGCCGCCCCCGAACGGGAAATATCTTCGGGTTTACGTCGTTTGCGTCAACCATCACCGTTTCGCCGCGCGCCCCCGTCTGTCTGTAGATCAAGACCGGCACACCAGCCTCCCCCGCCTGTTCCTGCGCCTGGCGCCACCATGCGGGCAGGCACAGCACGTTCGCGTGCTTGCATTCGATGCTGATGCGGGCGAAGGCTGGCTCATCGGCCACCACGTCGCTGTCGCCGGCCTGGTTGCGAACGCGGCGGCGCCAGGTCGTTCCGGTCGCCTCCGTCAGCAGGTTGGCAACCTTGCGCTCAAACAGTGCGCCCTTGGTTCGCTGCATCGCGCTCATGCTTGCGCCCCCTGCCCTTGGTCCACGCGCAGTGCATTGCGCGCCATGGCTACGACGCCCGGGGAATAGCGCTTGCCCTTCGGGTTCTCCGTTTCCGCGATCACGCGCTTCCAGCCGCGCAGCGGATCCCGCCCCGACTGGTTCATGATTCCCGACGCGCCAATCCTGCGCATCTGCTCTTCCGCCTGCGCGCGGCTGGCCGCAGTCACGGGCGGCGCGGGCAAAGCCTTCACCAATGTGGGCACAGGCTTCCACTCGCCACGGGCAAGCACTTCATTCAATGCCCGCTCCCAGCGCGCCTTCATCGTGGCGTACGAACAATGCTGAAGGTCATGCGCCCCCGTCTCGACCGCCGCCCAAAAAATCGCCGGGTGGGGCCAGTTGCCCTGCTCGCCGTTGTG